TGGCGGACAGGAGGCTCTTAATGCTAGGGCTGAAGCCTAACTGGGGAGTTAAAGAGAATCCCCTACCTTGGGTAGAGTGGATTGTAGCAGGTGATTCCTTTAAGAACTTCTTTGAGGGAACTGTTACTGACTACTCAGCCGCTGGAATGGCAGGGGAATGGGGATGGTAAAAAAGAAACGGCAGTTTCAACCCAACTTTGAATGGCATAAAGGTTTCAAATGGGTCACCTTTGGTACTGTAGAGAAGCCTGTTGTTCGAGCCGTTCAACATGTAATGAAAGATGTGAATAAAGGGAGGAGTAAATGAAGCACAACAGTGAGGACTGTAAGATTAAATTAAACGCTATATGGAGTTTAGCACAACAAATAAAACTAGGAGTTAAGGAAGATGTAGAACCCCATGTATTAGTAATGTTGGCTGAATTAATACAGCAAGATACCACTCTCCTGGAGCAAGAAGAGACTCCCTCTACAACCCGCGAAGCGTAAGGCCTAGCGGGTTTTTTGCGTTTAGGAGTACGCCCCTAGAATACTGAGATTTTCGGAGGGAATTTAAGATGGAAGAATTACCAGGGGATACTTTAACTTTAATAAAGGAGTTAGAGAAACTATATCCAGACACCATACAGACTAGAGAGTTAGGTTCGTATGAGCAAGGAAAACTACATGGTGCTATTGATTTGATCAGGCATCTTAAACAATTAATTAAAGGAGAATAGAATGGGCGGATTATTTGGCGGAGGCTCAAGCCCTGCACCAACCCCACCACCACCACCTTCAGCACCTGTTGAAGAGGCTACATTTAAACCAGGTGGTGATGATGAGAAAGGGCGTAAGAAGTTAAAGACTATCGCACAAGGTAAGAAGAGATTGCAGATTCCTCTTACTGGTACCGCAGCACCAGCAGTAAGCACAGGTAAATAACATGTGTGGTTCAATACACAACTCCATATTAAAAGTGACAGATCCTACTGGTATGGAGCGTAAGGCTATGAGTAAGGCGGGCAAAGCTATATTTGATGTAGATGATGGTGGTCAAGGTGATCCATTATTATTAACTTCTAGTGCTCAAAACTACAACAAAGCTAAGAGGACTGAGGCTGCAGGAAGGCGGGTCAGTGATTACTCTTTCATACACGATAAGAGTGTCCCTGATAAGTCTTCACAATACCGATATAAGCATAGGAACAATGGTTTAAGAATAGGTAAATAATTATGGAAATGGATAAGATTAGCTTAAAGTCTCGTTGGACTAAACTAGACAGCGAGAGAAGTACTGTTTTGGATAGAGCAAAGAGTTGTACGGAACTAACTATCCCTTCTCTACTTGTAGATACCACACACTCTGAGAAAGATAGATTATCTACGCCTTACCAATCATTAGGTGCTAGAGCTGTTAACAATCTAGCCTCAAAGCTACTGTTATCACTACTCCCGCCTAACGCACCATTCTTCCGCTTTGTCCCTGACAAACTAGCATTAATGGAATTAGAGGAATCTAACCCAGGCTCTATGGCTGAGGTTCAAGAACGCTTAGGTGATCTGGAGAGAGGATTATCAGCACAGATAGAAAGGGAGGCCTTACGAGTACCAATATTTGAAGCCTTAAAGCTACTAGTAGCTACAGGTAATGCTCTGATTTATAGAGATAAGAATGATGGCACCCGTGTATTTAACCTCAATGCTTACTGCGTTAAGCGAAGCCCTGAGGGAAGGATTAAGGAGATTATCACTAAGGAACAAGTTAGAGCTGATGATTTACCTGAAGGTATGAGCAAGGATGCCACGGAAGATAAGGCTATCGATCTATTCACATCAATCAAATGGAATGGAACTAAGTATGATGTATATCAAGAGGCTCTAGAGCAGGAAGTTCCAGGAACTCGTGGTACCTACACTGATAAAAATCTACCTTACATAACCCTTAGATGGACTAGTATTCATAATGAGGATTATGGCAGAGGCCTAGTAGAGCAGTACCTAGGAGACTTACGTAGTCTTGAGGGTCTTGCGATGAGTATTGTTGAGGCATCAGCCGCAGCAGCTAAGGTACTCTTCTTCGTTGACCCTGTAGGTTCTACACAAATCTCTACAGTAGCTAAGGCTGCATCAGGTGCGATTGTTAAAGGTCGCGCTAGTGATGTAACTACACTACAGATGGATAAGTCTCATGACTTGAACATTGCGTATCAGACAATGAATGATATACAACGTAGATTAGCCAGTGCTTTCTTATTGAATGAGAGTGCTCGTAGAGATGCTGAGCGTGTTACCGCTGAAGAAGTTAGGTTGATGGCTGGTGAACTAGAGGATGCCTTAGGTGGTATATACTCAATCCTTACACAGGAACTACAGTTACCATTGATTAAGTTGATGATGCTTACTAGTAAGATTAAGTTCCCTGAGGGATTAATTGAGCCTGTTATTGTTACAGGCGTAGAAGCCTTAGGTCGTGGACATGACTACACTAAGTTAGTACAGTTCGCACAGACCTTACAACAACTACTAGGTCCTGAGATATTTGCACAGTATACAAATGTGAGTGCGGTAATTGAACAGATTGGTACCTCTTTAGGTATTGAGACTGATGGTATTATTAAATCTCAAGAGCAGATTCAAGCAGAACAGCAACAAGCTATGATGCAACAGTTGTCACAACAAGGAATGGGTGCAGCTGCTGAATCAGGTGGTAAGGCTGCTGGTGAAGAGATGGGCGGTGGTATGGCCCAACAGATGATGCAACAAATGGGGGCTAGTCAAGGTGCTAATTAAGGAGTACGATGAGGGGGATGTTGTAACACCTCAACAAAGAATGTTACGACAGCAAGAGGAGCGTATCGCTATCTTAATTGATAATGCTAAGAAAACAGAAATTAAAATAAATAAGCCTATGGAGGGTAAGAGTAATGGAAAACCAAAACAACGAAAGTCAAAATAGTGATGTAGCGTTAAATGAGCATGACCAAGCAATGGTCGATAAGGTAGATCAACACGCAGATAGTGTAGAGGATACCCTGAAGACTGATGAAGAGAGAATGCTCGCAGGCAAATACAAGACCGTAGAGGATCTTGAGAAAGCCTATGAACACCTACAAAACAAGCTAGGTCAACCAGAGGAGGGGGACGATGTAGAGGAAGAGGTTGTCTCTGAGAATACAGTAGAATCTAAGGAGGCAGCACAAGAGGTTGCCGAGGAAGCTGGTATTGATTACACAGCAATGGAGAGTGAGTACCAGGAGCTAGGGGGACTTTCACAAGAAACTTATGAAGTCCTCGCAGATGCAGGTATTCCTGAAACCATGGTTGATGCATATATTGCAGGCCAAGAGGCCTTGACGCAGACTACCATCACTAAGATGTATGACATTGCAGGTGGTGAACAAACATATAATGATATGATTGGATGGGCCCAAGACTCTCTAAGTGCGAGCGAAATAGATGCTTTTAATAGCTCTCTTATCAATGAAGGCACCTCTGAGTTTGCTATTAATGGGCTATACGCTAGGTATAGTGCAGAGAAGGGTCCTAATTTAGTTAGAGGGAATACCACTAATAGACCATCAGGCGGATTCGCTAGTACTCAAGAGATGATGGTTGAGATGGCTAAGCCTCAATACAAGAAAGACCCAGCCTTTAGAGCTGAGGTCCAAAGGAGAGTTGCTGTCAGTAGCTTTTAGTTTATGGGGATCAGGATTTGGTTGTAGAGTTCCCCCTCCCTCTGTCTCTATTTAAACCCTCTTTCGATCCCCACCATACACAAATGTAGTACCATGCTCAATACGATCTGGACTACACCCTACTAAGTACGACACATATTGTTGCCCAGAAGTAGCTACCGAGGTAGTTATGAACGGATACCCTCAGTCTAAGATGTGTACTGAAAGGCAGCGCAGTAGCCTAAATACTGCACCCCTGAGTAAATATGTAACACTTGGGTAATACAATAAATAAAAGGAGACAATATGTCTTATAGTCCTTCAACGGGTATCGGTACTACACGTACGTCAGGTATCTCAAATCGCGAATTAGCGATTAAGGTGTTCTCTGGTGAAGTCTTAACTTCATTTGAAACAGCGAACATTTTCTTACCGTTAGTACAAACACGTACTATCGCTTCTGGTAAATCAGCATCTTTTGCTGTTATCGGTAAATACGATACTTCTACCTCGACTCATACTCCAGGTACAGATATCACTCCTAACCTTATCAATGCTGGTGAGCGTGTAATTGAGATCGATGATCTTAAGTATGCTTCAGTATTCGTTGATAACTTTGAGGAAGCAATGCAGCATTATGAGACTCGTTCTCAATACTCTTCTGAGATGGGTCGTAGACTATCTAAGACTGTAGATGCAGCAATTATTACTCAGTTAGATAACTGTGTTAAGAATGCAGCCAATACAAATGATACTAACGGTGGTGTAGGCCAACCGTACTCTGATGTAACTGCGTTCTCTGCCTCAACTGCGTATGCTATTGGTGCCCGCGTAAGCTACTCTGATGTAGTTTATGTATTCACTGCTACTCACGCTGCAGGTGCATGGAATGCTTCTCACGCTGCTGCTGTATCTGTACTTTCTGTAGCTACTGCTGGTGGTGCTGATGCTGGTGCTAAGGGTGATTTAATCCTAGCTTCATTGTTTGATGCACAGACTACTATGGATGAGGAAGATATCCCTGGTGATCGCTTTGTAGTAGTATCTCCTAAGAACTACAACCGTCTAGTACAGTCTGGTGCAGTTCATAAGGATATGACTCAAGGTTCAAACGGTGGTATTGATACTGGTAAGGTTGTTCAGGTTGCTGGTCATAACATCTTAGTATCTAATAACATTGGTACTTCAAGCATCTACATGTTCACACAGAACGCTGTAGGTGTTGTTAAGTTACTTGACATCAAATCAGAAGTTAACTACATCCCAGAGAAGTTAGGTGATCTAATGACATCTAGCTACGCTATGGGTTTTGGTACGTTAAATAACGGTTGTGTTATTAAGCTTACTACTACTGACTAAGTAGTACTATTAGGGTTCCCATTTGGGGGCCCTTTTTTTGATTTATTTGGAGAAATTCTATGACTGAGTTGGAAGGTGTTAATATTGCACTACAAACCATTGGTGAGATGACACTAACTACTGCTAGTACTATTGCTAGTGTGTATGAGGCCAAAACAGCCCTAGAGATTCTTACTGAGACCCGTAAGACAGTTCTTACGGAGGGTCTTAATTGTAATACAGATTTAGAGTGGGAGCTAACAGCGGATGCCTCAGGGTATATCGCCATCGCCTCTAATATCCTTAGGGTGGAAAGCAGTGATGCTACTAAAGATTACATTATGAAGGATAACAAACTATACAATAAGACGGATAATACCTTTAAGTTTGGGGCCTCTGAGGTAGTTAAGTTAGACATCACATGGCTACTAGACTTTGATGATATCCCTCACACTATTGCATACTACATTGCTGTTAGAGCATCTCGTATTGTGTATCAACGTCTAATTGGTGCTACTGATATTATCAGGGTTCTTATAGATGATGAAGAGAAGGCGCACTTTAAGATGATTGAACATGATGTAGATACAAGAGAATACAATATATTTGATCAAACGGTTAATCGTAGAATCATTACAAGAACTAGGAACCCTAGAGGTATCTTAGGTTAATAAAGGAGCATACTATGGGTTTAATCAATCAGACTATTCCTGGGCTATACAATGGTGTATCACAGCAACCTGATGAGCTTAGATTAGATACTCAGGTAACTGAGATGATTAATTGTTACCCTACACTTGTTCAAGGTACACAGAAGAGAGCTCCGACAGTAACTAAGTCCACGGACAATACAGTACCTGTTGATGCATTCGTTCACATCTATGATCGTGGTGCGGGTGATGAGCAATACATAATTGTAGTTAAGGATGGTCAATACAAGGTATATGATGAGAATGGTACTATGGCCCAGACCTGGGTTGTTAATAGTTACCTAGACTTACCTAGTGGCTCTAATGCTAATGAGAGTTTCTCAGCAGTAACCGTAGGTGATACAACCTTCATCGTAAATAAGACTAAGACTGTAGCTATGGATACTGCTACCTCTGATAATGGTGACCCTAACTGGGATACAACTTTCTTCTACTGGATTAAGAGAACTACTGAGATTAGATACGGAGAGAATAATGACGAGTCTAAAGGTTACACATACTATGTATATAATGCCGCTGGAGCTACTGTAGGTACCTATGCAGGATCTGATGGTACTATCGCTGCTACAGATTTAGCCACTGATATTGGAGGCACCTCCCAAGGTTCTGTAGTACGTAAGACAGGGGCTGCGTCATATTCAGGCGCAGACTCTTGGGGTAACCAAGCCTCTGAGGCATGGGTTGGTAAGGCACGTAAGTTGCAGGATTTACCAAGTGATTTAGGTTACCCTGATTCAATAATTGAGGTTACAGGGGATGACAACTCAAGCTTTGATAACTTCTATGTTAAGTTCTCTGATGGTGTATATCTAGAGACCTACAGACCTAATCAGCAGAATAGTATTGATAATAGTACTATGCCACATAAGATTGAGAGAGCAAGCACTACATCCTTCCCTATATCCACTATTGATTGGACGGAGAGAACAGTAGGAGATTCAGACTCAGCAGCGGAGCCTTCATTTGTAGGTAAGACTATTGATGATGTATTCTTCTTTAAGAACCGTCTAGGTCTACTAGCATCTGATAATATCATCATGTCAGAAACGGGAGAGTTCTACAACTTCTTCCCTACTACAGTGACTGATGTATTAGATAGTGACCCGATTGATGTAGCGGTTGACAGTAATAAAGCTGTATACCTACGCTACGCAGTCCCCTTTAATAAGGAGCTACTAGTATTTGGAGACAAGGCTCAGTTCATTCTAAGCTCCTCTAAAGCATTAACTCCTAAGGATATTAATGTACAACAGAGTACTGCTTATGATATTAATAAGAATGTGGCACCTATCACACTAGGTCCTAATGTCTACTTTGTTACGGATAAGAGTGCTAGTAGTATAATTCGAGAGTACTTTACGGTACCTGATACAGCTAATAATGATGCAGCAAATATCACTGCTCATTGTCCACACTACATACCTGATGGCTTAACTAAGCTGACGGGTAGCAGTAAGCACGATATGCTATTTGCTATCACAGGAGATGATAATAAGATTTATGTATATAACTATTACTGGCAAGGAGAGGAGAAGGCTCAGTCAGCATGGCATACATGGGAACTTGAGACAGATGAGGTTATCTTCAATGTAGAGGTACTAGATAATACACTACTACTAATGGTTAGATACGCCTCAGGGACTACCAAGTTGGAAGCAATTGATTTAGAGTTACCTACGGATATGTCCACGGTGACCTATGCTGATGATGGGGGTACAGCGATATCCTCTAAGATTACTTTATCAAAGTGGGGAGTACCCTCAGGTAAGGGTAATGTGGATTCTAATAGGTCTTCATTAATCCTAAGGGACCTTAGATTTAGTATGGGTGATAAGTCCTACTATGGTCTTAAGGTTACTAGGGATACTGTAACGAATACATGGTTGAATTATGATGCTACAAGTATGGCGTTTATAGGGGATCATAAGTTTCCAGTGCTGGGTAATGCAAATAATCTAGAGATTGAATTTGTTAGTACATCTAATAAAGGATTTAAATTAAATAGTCTTTCATGGCGTGGACAACTCCATCTGAAGGGCTCACAAGGAGTATAAGGTATGGTATCTGATAAGGTATTTACAACCGATGGTTCTCAGACGATATTTTCCTCAGACTTTGAGGTAATTTCTGAGGACCATATAAGAGTCTTTTTTGGTTCTACAGTACAAAGCAGGGACGATTATGATTTAATCAATAATGCTGCGGTATTTCACACAGCACCTACAACAGGACTAACACTAACTGTACAGATTGGTACTACACCTGCTGATATCTTAAGTGCTCCTACGGATGCTGGTATCGTTGCAGGAAACATTGCTAATGTTAATACTGTTGCTGGTATATCTGGGGACGTTACAGTAGTTGCGGGTATCTCTGCGGACGTTACAGCAGTTAAGAATGATGCTGTAGATATTGGTGTCGTGGCGGGTAAGATTACAGAGATTGGTAGATTAGGTACTTCAGATGCCGTAGCGGACATGGCAATATTAGGTACCGCAGCTATAGTCGCGGATATGGCTATTCTTGGTACTGCTGATGTAGTTTCTGACATGAATGTGTTAGGTACAGCAGACGTAGTTTCCGATATGAACACTCTCGGTACAGCAGATGTAGTTTCTGATATGAATATATTAGCAACCGCAGACGTAGTATCTGATATGAACGTATTGGCAACTGCTGACATAGTTTCTGATATGAACACACTAGCAACCGCTGACGTAGTCGCTGATATGAATTTATTAGCAACAAGTGATATTATCTCTGACTTAAATACATTAGC